CTGGTTTTAATTGTTTAAGCCAAGAAAAATCAGTTTTATAACTTATGTTGGTTTTGCTTGCACGAACAGATGACAAATAACCAATCGTGCCTGTGTTGTCAGAATAAACAGCTCTGTTTGTTCCACCAACCACAGTTGAATAAATTTGTGTGCAATAAAAACCACCCGTTGCATTAAAGTTAATGCTACCCGCACCTTTTGAATCAATGTTTAAATTTGCATTAGCACCAGAACTTCTGGTTATTATGTTAGCGTTGTTTGTTGTACTGCTTAATTCAAGATAAGCATTGGCAGTACCGACATTTAAATTAGTACCGTCCCATGTAAGACCAGCACCCGTTGCCAAAACAGTTGTGCTTGAGGCATAAACCACCCCATTTGCGGTAAACGCTGAATTTGCGCCAGTACCACCGCTGGTATTTGGGAGTGCCGTGGTTAAAGCCAAACTTCCAGCGGCTACGGCGCGACCAGCAGTTAAATTAGCAATTGAAACTTGTTTGGTTGTGCTGCTTTGCACAATTGGTAAAACTTCTGTACCCGCAACAGGTGTTGTTGCGCTTGGTAGGTTTGAAATTTTAGTATTTGCCATTGATTACTCCAGTAAAAATTATTCCAACAACAGATTGTTGTAAGAACCATATTCCATCATTATCCAATTTGTGCCATCTGAAACCAAAGTTGCCCAATCGCCAACAGATGCCGCAAGAATTGCAGTTCCAGCCGAACCACCTCCTTGTGGCACAACATTACTTGATGCAGAAATTACGGTAAACAATTGATAATTTTGAAACGTTAATTCACGACCAGTATTTGTACTGGCGTTGGGCAAAGTTACAGTCAAACTTGCCGCAGCTTTGTTGTTAATAATCCATGTGTCTGTCGAAGCAATTGAATAATTGCTTGTTGCCGTAACAGGCGCACTACTAAATGAACCGCCACTTCTAGCAACTGTGATTGAACCTGACGCATTGGTTATGGTAATTCCAGCACCAGCAGTTAGTGTCCCCAGCGTATATCCTGACCCATTGCCAATTGGCAACTGTCCATTTGTTGGGGTTGCAGTTAGCCCTGTGCCGCCAGCGGATACAGGAACTGTTTTCCAACCAATTACTTGCACCGCATTGGCATTGTCTTTATAGAACAATTTGCCATCGGTAATGTTGATCGCCAGTTCACCATTGGCAAGATTTGCCGCCAACGGCGCATTAGTGGTTGTACTTGAAAAGTACAGTTGAATGGGGGTAAAACCTGTTTGTGCCATTAGATGCTCGGTGTAAAGACCTGGGGCAACCAAGGGGCGACAACCACCCGTTGGGTTGCCGCAGCTTGCGCGTCTAATCGGGCCTCAACCTGTGCGCCAATGTCGGCGGTCACCCAGCCGATCACAATATCCTCGGTCACATCAGCAAATGGCACGGTCAATTTTGGCTCGGCAAACTTCCACCAACCCTCGGTTTCTACCCCGTTTTTAGCGCAGAAATACCGTGCGCTTGTAATCAGATCGCCATCAGCTTGGATTTCCAAGATTTTCCACATCAGAATGTGCCCCCTGTGACCCCGCCCGTGGCGGTTAAAACGCCCGTGGATGGATTAAATTTGAGTTTAGTGGATGATACCTTGATTGGCAAATTTCCTGTGGTTGTAGTCACCCAGGATAGATACATTTCTGCCGCTGTGGTGGTGTCATCTGTAATTGCCACGTTCGTTGCGTTTGTTGCGGTTCCCGCTGTGGTTGCAGACCCTGCCGAACCGTCAATATTTACGCCTGTTAGAGATTGGGCGCTACTTGCCCGATTGAGTGCAATGGCAGTTGTGCCAACGTACAGGCTTGAATTACCCAATACACCGCTGGAAATCGTGCCAGACAACTGACCCGCTGGGAGACTTGTCAGGCTCGCCCCCGAACCGCTGAACGCTGTGGCGGTCAACAATCCAGAACTAGGGTTAAAGTTTAGTTTTGTGGAACTGACAAAGTTTGTGGTCAGGTTGCCCGTAGTCTGGTCTGCAAACAAGGGGTAACGCACCGCATTGGTGGTTACATCATCTGTGACCGTGGCGTAGGCTACGGGGGTTACCCAGCTTGGGGCGCTTGTGCCGTTGGATTGCAGAACCTTATTGGCATCCCCCGCGCTAGAGGCCAGGAATGCCGTTGTGCCGCTTGCGGATTGGTAGGGTATGGATGCCGCCGCCCCACCCGCCAAGTTGGTTGCCGTGCCCACAGACACGGTTGAGGTGGCAACGTTTGTCCAATAGCCCAAGGATGTGCTGTATTGGATTAAATTCTTGTCAGCAAGTGTGCCAAATTGCACGTTTGAATCAGTACCGCCAAGTGTCGAACCTCGGACAATGCCAACTTGGAAAGACCCAGAACCGCCTGACCCTGCTTTGATTACAAGGCCCACTTGCACCTTGATGTAGGGTGCAACAGGTTCAACTTTGGTGGGGTTTCCTGTTATCGGGTTGTACCAAATAACATCATCATCAGCCCAAACCTCACCAAAAGCCGTGCCGTTGGTTGTGATTCCACGAACTACGCCAAACGATGTGACACGCCCAAAACCATTAAGCGCCAAATCTTCAGTGGCAATGCCGACAATTGCATTGGCATCTGTAATCCCCACAATCGTGGGCGCAAACGTAATAACGCCACTGGCCCCCACAGTGCCCGTGTGGTAAACAATTTGAAGGGGCGAATCTGTAATGGCAGCAGACGCTTTGCCATAAACAAAAATTTCTTCACCAATTTGCTGGGTAATGTTGCCGTTACCCATGCCCAAATTCCACGAACCCGTAGAACCGTCATACCACATTCTTCCTGCGGCAAGAGTTACAGCAGAACCATTGCTAAACTGCTGAGACAAAATGCCGCTGGTGTTGCCTGTGTCATCAATCGTTACAACACTGTTTTGAATCAGCTTGCCCGTGGTCAGGTTAAATCGGGCAATTGCGTTATCTGTTGCACTTGCTGGCCCAACTACATCCCCTGCGCCATAGTCTGCCCAGGTTGGCGTTCCAGCACCGCCAGAGATCAGAACCTGTCCAGCAGTACCCGCAAGGGAAAACGCATAAGCCGTGCCCGTGCCGTAGGCCACAGCGCCAGCCGTTGCCGTTGCCGTGCCGTTTGTGCCGCCATTTGCAATTGGCAAAGTGCCAGACACATGGGTGGTAAGGCCAATCTTTCCCCAACTTGGCGCGGTGGTGACCCCGCCAGAAATCAACGCATTGCCCGTGGCAACGTCTGACAGCTTGCTGAGTGCGGATGTACCAGACGCATAAATAATGTCGCCAATAGCGTAACTGGTGATGCCTGTGCCACCATGATCAGCGGCAATTGCTGTCCCCGCCCAAGTGCCTGTGGCAATTGTTCCCAACGTGACGATGCTTGTTTGGCCTGGGTAAGTGTCGGAAATCTTTAGCCCACTTGCAGATGCATCTAAGGTTGTACCGTTTGGCTTGACAGAGAATGTATTGCCAATCAGTTGAAGGCCGCTTCCCGCAATGTACGAACCCGCACCAGAAAACTGCGACCAAGGCATTGCGGTCACATCAATTGTGCCACCCTGATTTGCGGTGCATACCCAGCCCGTATCAGCCAAGGTTGTGCCTGTTTCAATGAAGGTGAACGCTGATGGCACTTCTGCCCAAATACTCATGTCGGCAGATCGTGCCCAAGTGCTGGCAGATGCCACATAAATGCCGTTGAACTGGCTCAACGTCTGATCTTTGACCAGAATCCTATCCCCAGCGGTCAGCGTGGCAATCCAATCGCCCCCCGCTTGTACCGCCAAGCCCGACAGCGTGATGTTGTTGGTGGTTGAGTACACACAGGATGCTTTTACATCCAAACCCTGCGCCACCGAATCCACATAGCCTTTGTTGGCAATGTCTGTGGCGCTAGTTGGGGTTGTGGTAATCGTGCCAGTTACCGTGCTGATGTTCGTGAATGAGGCGTTTTCTGGGCCATAAAAAGGCGTTCCAGCAGGGCCAACAAAGTACTGAAGGGCAAAGGTAGGCTCGGGCGCAAAAACGCCCTGCACAGGGACAAAATTAGTGGTCTGGGTGACCGCTGTGGTCATGGCTTACTCAAAATAAACCGTGATGCTTGCAGTTCCAGAAATCACGACATACAACCCGTTTTCACAATTGATGCCATCATAAAAATTAATGTTTGTTGCCGCTGTCATGGTGAATGTGTCAATGATTTTCACATTTGTGCCAGGGGTTTGGGCATCGTACACAGTCACGGTGGGGGTGCTGGATATGGTGCTAACAAAAATGCCTTTTAGTTTTCCAGGTTGATTTTTCACCATTGCGGTGGCAGAAATCTGTGCGTAGTTAGACATGGCTTGGCCTTTCAGTTCATCAAATTATATGCTTCAAAAGAGAAAAAGCCACCCCTTTTGAGGGCGGCTCTTTCACTTAGTTCATGCCGTTTTAAGGCAGGAAGGTCAGGTCGTAACCGTAGATGAATACATCAGCGGTTGCGGCAGCGCCTTGGGCGGTGGTGCAACGAATATACAGGGGTGTGCCCGTAATCGATGCGGTTGAGGTTGCGGCGGTCACAACAACTGCGGTGGTCGAGTTATTACCCGACAACGCATATGCTGATTTCACTGCTGTGCCAGTAGCGCTTGGGCCTGTGTACACGGCAAGTTGTGCCGTGGTCAAACTGATGCTTGCGTTTGCAACAATGATGCTTTGAACGCTGACGTTACCAGCCACCAAAATGGGGGCGATAGTGTCAGCAACAGCATTGAGGTTAACGCCTTGGGCAGAGGCAATCAAGCGCAATGCCTGATTGGTTGCCAAGTTACTGGGGTGGTTGGTGGTGGTGCTTGCTGCGCCTGGATTAGACATGATTAAAGTCCTTTCAATGTTAATTAAGCTGCAACTCGGCAAGCGAGTTCGGGATACAGGGGCGCCCAACCATACAGCACATCAACGCGAGTCGGAATCGAATCGTTATTGATGGTGTACTGACGAACCACGCGCATTGACAAGCCCAGTTCCTTATCGCTTGCACGACCAGCGAACACAACGCCATCAGGCAGTTCCAAGTCAGCCGTAGCCAAGGTAAATGCGTTTTTGTGCATCACGATGTTTTGGGGCGACACAGTGCCTGTGTTGTTGAAGGGGGTCACAACTGCGGTTGCGCTGGTGGTGGTAATGGTGACGTTCTGGAACTGACCACCAGTGATGATGGCAGGAGAAACGGTCACGGCAGTACCGCCGCCAGTAGCCACAGCGGTGGTCGAGGTCACCACAAAGCTACGCAACTTGCCCGAACCGTATGCGCTACGGTTTTGGGGGTTGACAGCGTACACGCCAGCGATCTGGATGGTGTCGCCCTGGTTCAGCGTCAAAGCAGAAGATGCCACCAAGGTGACGTTGCTGGTTTGTGCCCAACCCGTGCTGATGCCGATGCTGGTGGTGTTGGTGGCGAGGGTCAAACCAGTGTAAGAACCAAAGGTTTGGTTCACAACGTTTTGGTCCATCTTCCAGTTCATACCAGCAGAATCACGGCCCATCATGCCTTTTTGGTATTGCTTGCCAATCACATCGGATGGGACAAACAAACCCTTCAAGCTGTCAACAATGGTTGCGCCCGTGAAAGGCTCAACAATGCAAGAACGGCGACCGTCACGGGGTGCGCCCTCGCTGTCCAGATACGCACCTGCGGTCAAGTAGGTGAGCAAACTGGTGGGAGGCGTTCCAGCCGTACCAACGATGTTGGCGGTGTTGTTCTTTGCCATCGTCAGACCGTCAAAGTCGATCTTGTTGGCAACAGCAGCCACAGCGGGTTTCAGCACTCGGTCAGAGAACATATCCAATGACAGGGCCAAATCTTGCGTGGTGAACTGGGTATCAACGTGGAACTGTGTGGTCAAAGTGACAGGCACAGAAGTCTCGTTGAAGTCCTCAACGTTCAATGCTGGGCCAGTAGTTCCGATGAAACGACCAGGACGGCGAACGTTTAGGGTGTTACCGATCTTTGCGCCGCTAACGGCAAATTGATCGTCATAATTGCGGTCAACTTCAGAGGAGAAGGTCAACTCGTTTTCCAAAACCATCAACGCTTCGTTGGTGATCATGGAGATGGTAAGCAGATTGTTGCTCATTTCATTTCCTTAAAAAAAGATTGATTTAGCGGATTCGCCCTGCCATTCGTGCGGCTTTGTAGGCTTGATATGACCCTTCAAATTTACCATCGCTGGTAAGGGGTACATCTCTGCCGTTTGCCGCCGATCTGATTGGGTTAATCGGCGCTGGCGCTTTACTTTTCCCAACAACAGTCTTAGATGTTGGCTCAGTCTTTTCGTACTGGGCCTCTAGCTTTCCAATGCTTCTCAAAGCCGATGCCACCGTCATGCCTGAGAGTTTCTCTGCAAACTCGGGATTCTCGGCAAGGTGATACAGAATTCGCGGCCCTACATCTGATTCAAAGATTGCATCCCGCACTTCGTTGCTCACAACAACGTCAGCAGAACCAACCATATCGTCA